AGGTGTACAATCCCTTCAGACGATCGAAGCAATAAAGTTCATAGATGCCTTGATGTTTTCGTAGCTCACATTCGTTTTCTGCAAGTCCGAGTAGGATGGAATCTGTGTTGCAAGATACGGATATGTAAAGAGCATGTGTGGGCACACATCGTTTAGAGCAGAGTCGATAATACCAGACTCTTCCGTCAAGGCAAGAACTGTATCATAGGACGTTGCGCCATACACCATACAATGCGTTGTCAAGATTTCAGTTGCATGAAAGAGGCGGACTGTCTCGGTAAAGTACATGGCATCCACCTTCTTCTCTGGCAAGTTTCCACACCCATTAATGATCTGAACGTCCGGATGGTCGTTGAGATACTTGATACAGGATTCGAATGCTTCCTTCAGTTGCTTGTCGGGAATCAGAAAGTCGCAATCGTCTTCCAAGACAATCACGTACGGCAAGTTCCTATCTTTTGCCATCTGGACGATTTTCTGGTGGGACAGGTTGCATCCCTGGCCGGGATTCGGGTGAGTGATTGCATTCACAATGTTGAAGCGGATCGAGGGATATTTCGACTGCAGTTTCTTCAGATGAAGCATGCGGTCCGTTCGGCGAGACATGTGAATCACAAAAACATCCATTTGTGTACTCACCATCCGTAATAATTACAAAAGTAAACTCAACATACAATCAAATGCAGTTCAACCGTACAAGTGGGCGATTCAAGCTTGCCCAACCGCAGAAACAAGTCATATATGACAAGCTGTTGATTCTTTATATTACAAACAATGATAGGCTGTTTGTGTTCAATAGGTTTCTTGATGAATTGAAACATGCAACCTGCAAGTCAAGCGTACATCTTCTTATCGTAAACACTACGACAGATGATGAGTACACTTCGCAAATGACTGGGTTAGGTATTTCCTTCACGGTGGCAAGTGTTCCGTGTCCTCGCAGTGATTATCTACCGAAAATACGATATGGAATACAGTTTGCAAAACAGTATGGGTTTGCGTACATGCTGAAGTGTGATAATGATATCATTATACCTTCCTACACGTTGGAGTACATGTTTGCAAACAGGCGTACTCTTGAGAAGGAGCTGACGTTGTCTCCTTCCTTGTCTACCGGAATACCGTCCGTTGAATATTTTATCGAGTCGCTTTTTACTCCAGAAGAGGTCGATCTGGTTCGGAATGATTTCAAGCAGTGTGTGTTTCACGACCAAGAGAACATTTTTGACTATAGACCGTTGAATCGGCACACTATCGGCGCAGACAAGTGGGACCCGGCTGCATATTTCAAGTCTCTTCGGCAATTGAGCGAATCAATGATACAGACCGACAAGAATGGCAGGGATCATACCAAACACTCAAAGTTTTACCGAGGAAACCATCCGATTCGTCATGGATTCGGAAACTCGCTGATAAACGAACTTATTGTCAAGTACCGGTACAAGCTCTTCCGAGAGAAGAAATGTTCCATTGTTGCGGAAGAAAACACGTACTTGTGCGACATGTGTTTCATGATCTCCACGGCCAAATACGACAGACTGCTCAACATGGAGAACCTTGTGATTGACGGATGCGATGAAGTGCCATTGAATCGGTATGCGTGGAATACCGGCATGAAGCACCAGATTGTACATGGAGGGTATGCGATTCACATTACCTACAATTGGCGGTGGTTTCTGAATAACCAAGATGGCGGAAGTAATATTGAGAAACCGACAGAGTCCATCATTGAGTTTGAGGAATCCTTTATAAAGAAATTGTATGAGCCCCGGTCTGAAATATGCATCATGTACATGACTGCGAATGACCGCCATTATACGTTTAAAAACACGGTCAAAATGCTGAATGACTCGGCACATATTGACAAAATCCACCTTCTCGTTCTGACACACTGCAACGATGCTGAATTTTACAATGACTGTTTGGCAGATAGCCGGTTTTCGTACATGGTCAAGACGTTTGACCCAGACAATAACTACATGAACAAGATACGGTTTACGATAGACTTTGCAGAAACAAACCAAATTCCCTACATTGTCAAGCACGACAATGACATCATTATGTGCACATCCGTTTACGATTATATATTTGAGCAGCGGTCACTCCTGGATGATCCGGCAAAACTCGCAATTACACCAACACTGACATCGGGTATTCCTACATGTGACATCTTCATCGAGGATTATTTGACAGACGAGGAAAAGACGTATATGTATGGCCTGTTCAAGGCACACTCGTTCCAATCCATGTGGGGAGGTGATTACAGATCCCTTAACAAGTACACGATCGATTCTGAAGAATGGAGTTCGGCCGAATTTTACGAGGGAGTCCGTGCTCTCACGCATTACTACAAGGGGATCCATCCGGTCAGAGTGAATGAGAAAGCATTGACCGAGTTGAACAAACTTGTACACAAATACAGAAACGTCATATTGAATCCGGACTCCTATATCCTGCACGAAGATACAACATCTCCCTATTTTTGCAATAGCATCTACTGTATCCGCAGAGACATATACAAGCAAATTGTGAATGCCAAGGAACTCTTTGTCGATGCATTTGATGAGGTGCCTCTGAACAAGTGGCGGGACTTGTACAGCCGATCGATTGTTATTGTACGCCGTGGCACTGCAATTCATTTCATGTACAACTGCATTCCAAACTACCTGCAACGTGAGGCAGATGCCGTTCAGACGCTGCTTAACCAATCAGAGTGAAGTTTCACCCTCATTTGGTTTTGATTTTGTTTTTTTGCGGTGGTGTTGTGTTTTGGGTTGGTGTTTAGTTGCTGTACGCCAGGCCACCCATGCCGCTCATCACGCGCAGCACGTTGTAGTTGACAGCATACACGCGCACCTGCGCCGTGCGGCCCGAGCGGACCGTGTTGACGGACACCGTGAGCTGCAGCGTGGCCTTGTCGATACGCGAGAAGTTGCACGTGCCGCTGGGCTGGTGCTCCTCCGGCTTGAGCGCGAAGGAGTACACGTTGATGCCCGGGGCCGGCGTGCGAGTGTGGTGCTGGAACGGCTGCACCACGCTGAAGTAGCGGCCCTCGCGCTCCGTGAAGCGGTCCTGGCCGTTGAGCTGCAGCTTGGCAACCTCCACCGGGTTCTTGCCCGTGCAGCGGATGCCCGAGTCGAGAACCACCTTGGCGAGCAGGTAGTTCGTCGTGTCCTCGAAGAGGTACGCCTGGTCGTTGCCCGCCGAGCCGAAGTTCGTGTCGAGCCACGAGGCGCCCTGCAGCGAGGGGCCAACCGCGATGCCCACACCCGGGAGGTAGGGGCCCGAGGGACCATCCGCCGTCGTCGGCACGTTGAGGGTCGAGGCACCGCCGCCCAGCGAGCCGCGGGCGAGCACGTCCATGATGACACCCTCCGTGGAGAAGTCATCTGAGTAGTTGAACGGCTGGCAGCCGTTGACCTCCTGGATGAAGGACGACTGGCTGCCCGGGCTGGAGCAGTCGATGAACGAGTCGCGCTGGACGACCCACACGAGCTCCTTGACCGGGTGGTTGAAGTTCAGCTGGATCTTGTTCGAGCTCGACGTGATCGACTCGGCACCCGTGAACTGCAGCTGCTCGATGAGGTACTCGTGCGACTGCTGGGCGAAGCGGCGACGCTCCTCCGTGTCCAGGTAGATGTAGTCGATGTACAGCGAGGCGGCCGTCAGCGACTGGATGGCCGTGGCAGCCGAGGTGCCCTCGTAGTAGCAGCAGTTGATCCACTGCTCGAACTCCACGTTGATGCGGACCTCGTGGTACTGGAGGGCGATGAGCGGGATAGCCAGACCCGGGTTGCGGCAGAACCAGAACTGCAGCGGGATGTACAGCGTCTTGGCCGGCGTGCCCGAGCGGGGCGCGCACGTGTTGGTCAGCTCGGCGCCCGAGCACGACTGGTCCAGCGCATAGCCCTTGCGGTCCTTCATCAGCACCAGGTCGTGCGTGTTGCCCACCATGTCGTCGAGGCCCTTGACCGTGCCCGCATCCTGGGACAGCTGGGTCCAGATCTGCATCCAGTCGCCGTACTGGCGGTCGATGCGCTGGCCGCCAATCTCGAGCTCAACCGTCTTGATCAGGCGGTGGCCGATGTAGTTCAGCCAGCGGAAGCGGTTGATCGTGCCGTTGTTCGTGCCCGAGAGATCGACCGTCGGCAGAACCACCTGGACGTACGTGCGGTACATCAGATCGGCGTTACGGTTGATGATGGCCGTCACGCGCTTGTTGAAGTCCGCCTGGCCGTTGAAGGTGACCTCAATGGACTCCATGGCGAAGTTCGTGTGGCGCTTGAAGAGCACCTTCCAGAAGGTGATCTGGGGGTTGCCCGAGATGTAGATGTCCTGCGCACCATAGCTGACAAGCTGAAGAAGACCGCCACCCATGTTTGATTGGTATGATACATAGCAAGAAAAATAAATGCGGACGAAAGAGTCTTCGCAAAACAAGGCGACTAAAACAATGCGCATCTATGCGGTGAACTGCGACAAGGGGCGCGGCGAACGTCTCTTGTCTGCCGCGGCACCTTTGAACATGGATATTGTGCTTGTTCCGTCCCCCCTGCGCGACGACCCCGAGGTTGTCCGACGCGGCAAGACGTGTTTCGAAAGGGACACCTCCTACCCGACCGGCTTTGCTGCAACCATCGGCCATCTGCGCTGTATGCAAAGATTCTTGGAAGACGGCGGCGAACTCGGCATTATTATTGAGGATGACGTTCGGTTCCACGTATTGTTTTGGGACGTGGTGAATGCCGTCAAACCTCGTTTGGAAAACGGCGAGTCCAATGTGATTTCCTTGGGATACGTCAACCGTCCCAATGGAGAGTGCATTGTAGTGGGCGGACACTACCTGGTTCCAAACGTCGGCGTCTCCAATCCGTGGGGCGCACAGTGCTACTTGCTGACACGGAAGTGGGCCCAAAAGTGGGTCGAAACCTTTTCCGTGGACGATGTCTCGATTCCGTACGCAAGCCATTTCGTCACAGACTGGGTCTTGTTTGATCCCATTTTGGGATGCAAGCGAGACGCATTGATGCTGCCTATTGCCATCGAGTCGCCCGATGAGCAAACGATTGCCGGATCCACCAACAAACCCGACATTATTGCCCAGTGCGGACTGGACAAGACACATTTTCATCTGTAAGTACAATGAAGGCCGGATCGTTACTCGCAGAGGGCGCAGATACATGCGTCTTTCACCCGCCGGTAGGGTGCAAGGAACCCGGAAAGGTCTTTGACCCTGCAAACAAGGTGTCGCGCGTTGTTGCTTCAAAGAGCCAAGAACTGGAAAAGCAGCATGAACTTGCGAAGATATTGCTGAATCTTGAAAAAAAGGGAAATCCCAATATTTCACTGTATTTCAACCTTGCGGTCGGAAGCTGCACTCCGAACTTTGTTCCCACGGACGACTTTGCCGACTGCGAGGTGGAAGAGATTATTGAAAACAAAGACAACCTCGATAATCTCATCACGCTGGTACAAGGCAAGGACTTGGTCGACACAATCGGCGGCATTATCCCTGACAATGTGTTTCTGCCGCAACTCGAACGTCTTATGCTCGCCATCATCAATGTCAATGCACGTGGGTTCGTTCACAGCGATGCGCACTTTAACAACATTTCGTGGATGATTCGTGGCACAGACGCACGGCTTGTGTTGCATGACTTTGGACGTGCAATTGTTGATCTCGCCGGAGTCGAATACCGGATTAACCAGTATCTGGACCAGACTCCCGATGAACGAAAGTATTCGAAAGGCTTTGCCCAGAACGTCTTTGTCCTCAACTATCTGGAGACATTGTATCCCAAAGATGGAACTCCTGAAGAGAGACAGGTTGGAAACGTACACATGATGATGATATGGGACGTCTATTCTATCGTGGGCAGTATGGTGGGCCACAACCTTTTGGACAAGAACAGGACACTCGGATTCATCGACAACGTAGACCAGTTCATTGCTCGCAATCCAAAGACGAATTCAGTGAGCGACTCGTTGGTGAAATTATGGCTGTTCCTTCAAGTCAAAATTCCTGAAATGTTTGGCAAGGCTGTGAAATTTGAACCGCTTGGAGCCACAGATCCATTTCTTCTTTCCGCATTAAAGAAACCGATTGGCGGTGGCAAGAAGAGCCCCACGGCGAAACCCATGACACCCGAACAGCTTGCTCGTGTTCGCGCCGTGTTGGCCGCCATCAAGAAGGGAGGACGTCGCAAGAAGACCCGGAAGAACCGCAAGCGCGGCACGCGTCGTCACCGGTAACACGACCGGCACACTGCCTGATACATATCCGCACCACCCACAGCAATCTGATCGACGTTCCCGTTGATTCGCTTGGTGAAGGGAGCGGGAGTTCCATCGCGGCACCCATTGCAGAACGCAGTCAGCTTGGTCACCTTGTCTGCGAGCGGAATGCACTTCAAGATCTCTCCAAACGGTTTGCGTTCATGATCTCCATCCAGCCCCACGACAAACACCGTCTTTCCATGCTCGACAGCCCACTTGACGAAATCATAGAGACCATCGAAAAACTGGGCCTCGTCAATGATGATGACGCGGTACAGCTGGAGGAAACTCGAAGTCAGTGCATTCAGCGTGTCGGTCGTATAGCACGGAATCATCTGTCCATTGTGCGTCGTCAGCCCCGCAGAATACCGCGTGTCGAGTGCATGCTTAATGACGAGGACACTCCGACCAATCGTGGTGTACCTCCCATACAGCGAGATTACCTGGGACGTCTTGCCGGAAAACATGGGACCCATGATGATGTCGAGCGACATTTACCTGGAATACAAAAAGAGTAAGTAAATGGATGAGGATGTGGAGTTGGTTGTTATTATCATGTGTTTTGTAGTTGGGTGTACGATTGGAACCTGTCTCATGCCTCGAGAATCATTCGGGGAACGATATGCATGGCCTCCAGCTCCTGCATCCACAGCTTCATCGCATACGGAATTGTCTTTTGAACAAAGTTCGTCTGATTCCCGCACGAACCACACGAGTAGATTCCTTCCTCTGGATTGACCACTGCGAGAGTACCGCACGTCTTGCAAATGCCCGTCACGAAGGGATCCGACACGTCCATCATGCGCTCCTTGGTAAACATGGAAGCGCCGTGCGACAGCAGGCAATCGCGCTCCATCTCACCCACACGCAGACCGCCATCACGCGAGCGGCCCTCGCAGGGCTGACGCGTCAGCGAGACGATGGGACCACGTGCACGAGAATGCTTCTTGTCAATCACCATGTGCTTCAGGCGCTGGTAGAAGGTGGGACCCATGAAGATCTCCGCCTCAATCATCTCTCCCGTCTGCCCATTGTACAGAATCTCGTTGCCGTACGGATGCATTCCAAGCTCCACCATCTGCTTCCGCAACTCCTGGATCTTCATGTGGTTGTACGGCGTGCCGTCGCCCAGCGTGCCCTTCTGTGTACAAATTTTGCCAAAGATGGTCTCCATCAGCTGGGCAATGGTCATGCGCGAAGGAACCGCGTGAGGATTCATAATCAGGTCAGGGCGCAGACCCGAGGCCGTGAAGGGCATGTCCTCCTCGTTGAGCAGCATACCCACAGTTCCCTTCTGACCGTGGCGGGACGAGAACTTGTCTCCAATCTGTGGGACACGCTCGGACACAACACGCACCTTGACGAACGGGTACCCGTCGCTGTTCTTGTCCTGCCACACGCCATCGACTCGACATGTCTCGTCGTTCTTGTGCGTGGTCGATGCGTCGCGGAACGCATATCCCGCCGTATCGTGGCGGAGATTTACAACCTTGCCAATCACGACATCGTTCTCCTGGAGGATTGCATTCTGGATCGGGATACCATTCTCGGAAATCGCAGAGTAGCTAGTATTCTTGAACTTGCGCGTATTGTGCTTCTGCGGCTTCATGAACTTCTCCTCGCGGCCCGAGGTCACATTGCGGTGCTCCTCGTCCTTGTACATCGTGTAGTACAGGCCACGGAACAGGCCGCGATTCACAGCCGAGCGGTTCATGATGATGGAATCCTCCTGGTTGTATCCGCCGTAGCAGGCAATAGCAACGACTGCATTCATTCCAAAGGGCATGGTGTGCATTCCCAGCATCTTCATACTCCGCGTCTCGACGATAGGCCGCGTGATACTGCAGAGCACATACGCGTTCTTGTCCAGACGCTTTGCAAAGTTGGTCGCGTAGACGCACATCGACTGCTTGCCCATGGCTGACTGATAGGTATTACGGGGCGACTGATTGTGATCCGAGAGAGGAATGGTCGCTGCCATGTGACCAATCAGCAGGCTCGGATTGACTTCGTAGTGCGTGTGCGTCGTGACATCCGCCTCGGTCAGAGCAATACGCAGTGTCTCCGTCTCGGACGCGTCAATGTACTCGATACACGACGTCACCCAGTCGTTCCACACCTTGGAATCAGGCGCCGTCTTGCCCACGCGAAACACCGGGCGCACAACACGACCGCCGTCCGTCTCGATCGTGATGGTGTTGGCCAGGGTGAACCACGCAATCGACGTGTGTGGATGGATCCGCATACTGTGCTTGGCAGCACGCAAGGCAGTCACGAGCTCGTGCGGGTTCTGCGTATAGGCAACCAGCACACCGTTGACCGTGATGCTCGTTCCCTCGTAGACCTTGGCCGTATGGACCCACTCCAGCTTCTCCGTCTCGAGAAAGTGGAGGATCGTGTGGCTCGGCACATGCTGGGTCACGCAAGTCAGAAGGCTCATCGTCTTGACAATACCAACCGAATGGCCCTCGGGAGTCTCGACCGGACACATGAAGCCCCAGCTCGTGCCGTGCAGCTTGCGAGGTGCAAGAAGCTTGCCGCTCTTCTCCACCGGAGTCTGGATGCGGCGCAGATGGGAGAGCGTCGAGGAATAGGACATGCGAGCAAGAACCTGGGATACACCGACCTTGGTCGCATTCGACATCGAGGCGCTGCTCGACGTACCGAGTCCCATCACAGTGAAGTTTCCAGTCGCAAGTGCCTGCTTCAGCTTTCCCTCAATCGAAGAGATCTTGAGAATCTTGTAGATGTTGTTGATGTTGAGAATGTCCATCGGACGCGGCTCGCCCTTCTTCCACGAATCATTGTTGACCTCCTGCACAAACTCGTTGCGCGTATCGTTGCACACCTTCTGAAACAGCTGGCGGAACAGGTGGGTCAGCAGAGCACCCGTCGTCACAACACGCTTGTTGGGATACGCGTCGCGGTCATCAATCGGAATCTTCTTCAGGTACGTCAGCAGCAGGCGGCGGACCATGGATGCCGTCAGCATGATGCGGCGAGCATTCAGAATCTCCGGCGAGGTCGTCTCTCCCGCAAACTTGACGTGCGGCAGGTACTCGGTCGTCAGCAAGTAGCGAACATACGCGTTCTTGTCCGTCTGGTTCGTGCCGTACTGCAGGTGATTCGTCAGGTACTGCACCGCGTCCGCCTGGGTGAAGATGTTGAGCTCGGCAGCGTCACGGAACGAAGCAGCCAGCAGCTCGACATTCGCATCGTCCGGAGATCCCCACACGAGATTCGCAATCTCCTTGTCGGAAATCACGCCCAGTGCGCGGAAGTACACGACGACCGGAATGTCCTCGCGAAACCGAGGCACGCACGCCATCATCGGAAACCCGAAGCCGTTGAACTTGGACGACAGGCGGATCTCGAGCTTCTTGGGCGGCGTCGTGAAGGACTCATGCAGAGACTTCATCTCGACCGAGAAGAGGTGCTTGGATGCCGACCGCTTGTTCTGGAAGAGCATGATGCGATTGTCCGCCACCTTCTCCTGGCACAGAATGGTGCGCTCGCTGCCGTGCACCACAAAGTAGCCCAGCGGATCGTTCGGGCACTCACCTACCTCGGCGAGGGAAGCAGGGTAGTCCTTGAGAAGACAGAGCGAAGAACCGAGCATGACCGGCAGCTTGCCCATCGAGATGCCCTCAAAGACGCGCGACTCCTCATCGAAGGACTCGTACATCTCGCCCTTGTAGGTGCGTGCGACGAACCGGATATCTGCGTGCATTTGTGCCGCATATGTAAAGTTCCGCACGCGGGCCTCGGCTGGCAGCATCGGCTTGACACGACCCGTTGCCTCCTGGAGGCGCGGCTTCGTGTAGGTCACGTTCTCGAACGAGAGACGGAACTCGTACTTGTACTTCTTGATTGCCTCATTCTGCTCGTGCCATACCGTGATCGGCGGCGTCGACTGCACAATCAGGGGGATCTTGTTGCGGGTAAAGTCCTCGAAAGAGTCAATCTGGTGGTCAACGAGACGGCGCACTCCATTCGCGAAATAGGCATTAGCTGCATTCCAGTCCATGGTAGTCATTGTTCCGAGTTGTCGTGTAAACAATTATGTATCCGTTTTTAAACAATGAGCGGAAGCGTCAAAATCGTCAAGGTTGCAAAGGTGGGTGGCGAAGCTCCTGCACCTGCTCCCAAGCCCGTGACCAAGGCACCGGTTGCTGCTGCGCGGAAGAGTCACAGGACGTACCCCAAGAGTTCGTTGAAAAAGACACGCAAGGTCTCGGGTGTCAAGAATCCGGCCGCGCCCCCGCCCTTCCGCAAGGGTACGCTTCGTATTCTGACCGAGCACGGACGCAAGAAGCGCGAGGACAAGATTCGCAAGACGGTGCGTTCCATGACGGACCGCCAGGTCAAGGAGAAGCTGTCGAGTGCGGGAATGCGCATCAGTCCCAATGCTCCTCCGGAACTTGCCAAGGAAATCTTGCGGAATGGCCAGGCTGCGGGAATGATCCCCGAGTAAATGTTCACTCTCAAATACAATGACATCCATCTGGGGACCCCTGGGTTGGATGACTTTGCATTCGATGGCATCGCTCTATCCTGACGAGCCTGCTGAGGCCGAGAAGGAACTCATGACCAAGTGGCTGGACTACTTCCAGATGACCATTACATGTCCGTCCTGCCGCGAACATTTCGAGGAGGCACTGCGAAACTACCGGCAAAAGTTCCCAGGTATGCTGGCGTCCCGCAGAACGTTCTTGCTGTTTACGTTTCGTGTCCACAATACTGTGAATCACCGCCTGCACAAGCCACTCTATACGAGCGTCGCAGAATGCTTTGCGACTCTGCGTGAGATTGTCAAGATTCGTGCCACGCGCGAGTACCGCATGGCCTATCTGGTTCACATTAAGAAACATTGGAAACTGTTTCAAGACGCATCAGGAATTGCAGCCTTGAAAAAGATTAATGAAATGTTCAAAGTGGAAACAAATTATGCCGCTTCGCGTACCAACAACTTTGAAGTTGATATTCCGGAAGATCCTGTTGTGATTTTGCCGACACCGTCCATTGTCTCCATGATGCCCACCTACGTCCAGCAGGCCCCAGCCCAACCCGGAGCTCAACCGGTACGTGCAATGCCAAACATCAGGCGCTTCCAAATTTCCACTGGCGGACTTCGGTTAAGGTAGTTCCCGGAACCCATGGCAACGAAATCAGTGGATCCGCCTCCCATACATATCTCTTCATCCACAATGGGCGGGTCTCCGTCTTTTCGTCATACATCTCGTCAGGATAGACTCCTCGTCCTGGCAAGATAAAGTCCAGCTGCTCCTTGATTCCAAACGGCGGTTCCGGATGGTCCCACTCGAACTCCATGGGCTCGTCCAGGTCCATGAGCGTTTGGACCAGCGGTGCTTCCGCATATGGATAGAACCAGCACCAGTCGGGTACTTCCGAGGTTGTAAAGTACTCGAGTGTCCACATGTACGTTTTCCAAAACGCATACACGACCGGTGTCCAGTCCAGCACGCCATCTAGCCGCAAACCATGCCGTGCCTCGAGCGCGTGCGAGTCCCTGACTGCATTCCGGTCCACGAGCGTCCGCGATTCAATCTTTGCTCCCTCTGCGAGATCGTACTTGAGTGCCCGTCCCAGCCCGTCCTCACGCAGGGAAAACATGGCGAGCGTGGGCATAAAGTCATTTCCAAAGCAAAGAACGGAACGCTTCACATACTCGTCAACAGGAAGTGGAAGAACGGCGGCAAGTGCTGATACCGAAAGCGCGTTGTCGTCTCGGAGCAAGAAGATGTCTCCCAGCTGGTGTTGCGCAAGAGCAATAAGAACAAGGTCAGCATCAAGCCCGTAGATACCCAGACGCCCTCCGCCGAGTCGTCGAGCCCATTGAAAAATCTTATGCTCCCCTTCGCCATTCTCCGTAGTACCTGATATCGTGCAATGCGAAAACTGGAGACGCAGCTCCTTTTCCAGCGCAAGCATGTACTCGGTGCCCGGCGAGATGAGGTTCTTGTCGAACGTCGTCACAGAATCCGGTTTTCTGAACCTGCGATACCGCTGCTGGACAATCTTGGCGTACGGGACCAGACCATCGAACGCAATATAAATATGTTTTGCATAAATTCGTTTCAGATAATCCTTGAGAGCACGTACTACGCTGCCAATCGGATCCTCCTCCTTCAGAAACGTATGAATGAAGCAGTTGAAATCAATACCAAACAAATCACATTCAAAAAGTTCATACTTCTTTTGAATGTGTTTGTGCTTGCGAAGAAGAGAGGCAACAAAGTACGGGATGCCCATGCTGTTATGCGTGGATTACATGTATATTCAAGCCCATCCCATGAGGCACTGGCCATCCTGGGTGCGCGATCCATCGGGGCACGTGGTGGTTCCCTTCGGTTGGGGCGGCTGCGTAAAATGCTCGGTCACATCGAACGCCTTCTTTGCCTTGAAGGATCCACACTTCTCCATGTTGGAATCACTGACGCATCCAACTTCCGGGCAGTAGCTCAATCCGGGCGGGCAGCGCGTCGACACGGTGCCCATCGTCTGCTTGGGCGAAAGGACGTAAATCATCACAAGGACTGCAAGTCCAAGAAACGCATAGGTTGTCAGGGAAGTTTTCTTCATTTTGTATTTAGCACGGGCAATTACTTTGGGTCACCACACTAGGCGGCAGAGGCGCTGCCATGCGAGCTCCAATCGTTGTATTCGGCGCAAGAACGCGGTTGTCACGTGTCCGTGTTGCGCCCTTGATGACTGCATCTTCGCGCACAAGTGCAGTGTATCCAGACGCATGTCCCTGTCTGTGGATGATGAAGGGCGACTGCACCGTCATGGAAATCGTCACTGGAGTTACACCATTATTGTCCTTGGCATAGATCGTGAAGATGTGCTGTCCCAGTTCCATCGGCGTGCCTGTCAACGTACTAGAAACCGGATTATAGACTACGCCGAGTGGCAGAGTGGACGCATCGACGAACAAATAGATTGTCCCCGTACCCGTTGCAGCAACCGAAATGGAAGGAAACGCAACATACTGCAAAAAGTAAAACGCAGTGGTTGTCGGAGATGTGAAGGTTGGCCCGTTGACATACGTCAAGTTTGCCGTCAGTGTCGTAACAAACGGCTGGCTGTTGGGACGGATATACATCGGCGGGACATACGCAACGGATCCCGTAATCGTAGGCGAGCTTGCCACAGTCGACCATGTAGGCGGTTGGACCAGCAGTGTTTGGTAAATCGCCCCAGGTGTCACCAACGTCCATCCTCCAGAAGGTGCACTGTTCAACGGTCCAAAGTAACTCTTTGCAACTGTACGTTGGGTCAGCGTAATGCTTCCACCAGTGAGTGTCGGTGTTCCAGGCACCAACGGCGGATTGGGAAAGTTGACCGTGACATATGCTGCTGCTAGATAACTATCATTCACAACACTCTGTACAATCACATTCGTCATATCTTGTCCTGTTCCAGCAAATGTTACAACATCATTCGGAAGAACTGCGGAATAGGAAGCAGGGACCGTGTATGTGATCGACTGGCCCGAAATGACAAAGTTATTCACAAACAGAAAATACGATCGTACAGGCGTTTGCGACGGAGTTACATCGACCCACTGGTTGTTTGTATCGGGCTGATCTGTTCTGTACAGCTTCGGCAAGTAGGTGACATCGTTGTTGACTGCAGTATATGCTTCAGAAACACTTGCGAGCCAGAATCCACCGCCATACACGCATTGGTTTCCACTCCACGTGAGTCCGGACTGCGTATTGTTGACGGCTGACTGGCCCGCATCGAACGAAAACCAGATTCCTGTATCTGTTGACGACAAGGACGTAAAGATCCCACTGTTGTCGAAATGTACAATGTTCGTGGGTCCCGGCGCATCTTCATCCGGGTACAGCAAGGTAGGCACCCATCCACCAGTTCCGTTGTACGTGTATGCCGAGTCGTTTGCTCCTATCAATACATTGGAACCCAGGACGAACAAGGATTTGACAGTCGATCCAAACGGATACGATGGGCTGTATTGTGTCCACGTAAGCGCATCCGGCGATGTATAAATATTGGAGGATGCCGCGCCGTACCACTGGTTCGAGTAGAAGGCCTTTTTCAGGACAATAGGCACCGCGGAAAAGTTCCGACCATCCGTCGACCGGAGAGTATGCGTTCCGCACGCCAGCCACACATTGCTGTCCACGATGGTTGGGCTCTGGACCTTGAAATCCGTAAAGGGACCTGTTGCAGCATTCGATGTCCACGTCACTGAGGATGGAAGAACAAACGAAGGTGTCACAGTATCCGTGGTATTGATTTGGGACCCTACCAGGTATGCCCGTCCAATCAATGCATTCTGGGTATGCATCGACATTGTGAAGGAATTTGTGGCAAGACCCACTGAAGCACCTATCGTTAGCGTGTCGTTGGACGGAAGCACAGTGTGTGGCGGGATGCTGTCTGTCAGCGTTCCTCCCAGGATGCCCCCGTTTGTAACAGTCAATCCGTACGAAGAAGGAGCAAGTGTAAAGTTCGAGCCCAGGTACTCGCTATAGGAGATGGCCTTGATTGGAATGTTCAATCCGTTGGACCACGTATACGACAGCCCATTCGGCAAGTAGAACAATATACTGTCGGGCTGGGACGTGAAATTGACCGGCACGTATTGCGTCGAGTATCCGGTGGATGCCATCACGTGCGATGTGGTGGTTGTGTTGGAGATGGGCGTTCCCGTCAAGACACCCAGGGGCGAAACCTTTATGCCATCAGGCAACGGGTAGTTTGTATCAAACAAGAACGACAAGATCGGAAGACCACTCAAGGTGCTTGTGACCTGGATAGGTGTTGATGGAATCGGCACGTTCTGAATGATGGACAGCGCATAGGGATTCGAAGCAAACGTGAAGGAATCGTCCACAACACGCGCCTGGAAGGTTGTCGATGTCGATGTTGGAAGAGCATCACTTGCAGTCACTGTCACAGTTTGGTATCCCACAACGGTCGTCGGCACACCTGCCAACGTAATCGTATTGTTGCTTGTCGTGTAGCTGATTCCCGGCGGAAGTCCAGTTACGGAAAAGGACACGGATGAGAATGCGGACGAATTCCCCGTGAAGGTGATCGGATACGCATAGTACGAGGTCAATGCCTGATTGACGGGCCGACCAATCACAAACGTAAAGGGACCGGATACATTGGACGAGACAGTGACAGTATCCGTTGCCACAGGGATGTTGAGCAAGATATCGCCCGACACGGTTCCGTTGGAATTGTAGGCTCGCAGCGTACACTGCGAGGACTGGCCTGCGAGAGACGGTGTTCCCGTGAGGTACACGTACTTGCGGTTGAGACTCAAGTCCGTTTGAATGGGCGACAAGGACAGATCAGACCGCAATCCAATGGCCACAATGTTGGAGATTTGCGAAGAAGACCCAAAGTAACTTGCAGCATAGAATGCGTATCCTCCACTCACAACCAAGTTTGAAATGGTCGGTGTCTTGACGGGAACGTTCGAGTACAGATTGCTCGCAGTATACGCACCTCCAGCATACGAGTATGAAAAGGTACCGACATTGCAGTCAAACAAAACGGTTTCTGTAAAGCCGTAGTTGATTGTGAGCGTGTTGGACAGTGTTCCAGCCGTGGCGCGCAGAACGTTCGACGACCCATTGGTTGCTACAGCATTGTATGCAGTTATCGTGGTAGGGGTTCCGCTCAACGTGATGCTTGTCGACGTCTGAGGAGCAAAACTCAATCCAACGGGCGGGGCCGTATAGGAAAAGGTCGGAAGAGCGCCCGAGCTTCCCGAAAGCAAATAGATGTTGGATCCGATGGAACTTCCAACCGTCAGCAAATAGTTGGAGGTTCCCGTGATGTAGACACGCTCGGGATTGACCTGGAGACGAATGGCCAGCGTGGTCACTTCACCGTTGGATCCCTGACCGACCGCTGTATAGTTTGCCTGGGCATAGGTTGCAGTCGGAGTTCCTGCCAAGAACCACTGGTTGACTCCACCGACGATTCCGTTATTGCTGAATGACAGTCCAAGGGGAAGAGACGGATTCGCATACAAGTTGCTCATGGCACGCACAGAGTCAATCTCGACCGAAAAGGGCTCGTTCCTGTACAGCACAAAGTTGGACGTCAGGCCCGGCAAGGTGAGCCGTCCTGGATTCACCACGACATAGATTGGATAGTTGGAGATAATGTCGCCCGTCGACGTATTGCTACACTGGAACGACAGCAGTTCTCCCGTGGATGTCGTGGACAGATTCAGTCCGTTGGTCGACTTGAACAGTATGCCGACATTCGACGAGTTGGAAAACGCGAGACAATAGGGCTGCAACACACTCGACGTATTCGTCAGCGTGTTGGAGTAATTTACGTACCCCGTTGGAAAGTCGAACTCGTAGCTGAACGGTTCGTACTTGTACAGAGTAGGTATCGATGGATTGTTGGGCAGAGTTGCCGCCATCCTTACTTCTTGTTAGTAATTGCCTGAAACTGTTTCGTCGCCTCCTCCGTAGGCAGGTCCTGGTATATCATAGCGAGTTTCAATTTCAAAAGGCTCCAGTTGACGCCCATACTCTTCACTGCGAATGTTTCGCGTGGCAGAATACCATAGCTGGGGCTCGAACGGGATGCGTTTTTCTTCTTGTTCCGCCGCCTCCTTGGTTGCCGAGTACTGGACGCTCAAGAAGTAGGCGAATCCACCGACGACCACGACGAGGCACACGATGTTAAAGATCATGGATGCTGTCTTTTCCAGCTCGATTTTCCGCATCAAAAGTGTTTGCTCGACTGCGGCAAGGTCGAATCCAAGGTGCTGCATTGTTGACACTCGTGAATCCAATTCACCTCAAGAAACGACAAGGTGTTTCGCGTCCACGGAGGAATATGCTTGGAACAAACCGAAACACGATCGGGATGGTTTGCGATCGAGCGTGTTAGGTCATGAAACTGCCGAGGGGTCCAGTTCTTGGTGCAAATCTTGAGCTGTGTAGAGGAGTACTTGAGAAGATCCTGATCCATTTATGCTGATGAAGTCAGACTTTGTGTATACGGGTTGCTATTGAACGCGTCCAGCAGGCCCGGCATGTTGTTACGCTCCACATTGTAGTCCTGCTTGAGCGGCTCCGTGTAGCGCACCGATCCCTGCTGCGCCGCCTGCGGTGCCTGTCCGCCCTGCGAGAAGAGCGGTGCCTCGAATCCACGCACGTTGGTAAAGATGTCCTCGTTGCGGTGCGTGGTGACGGCATACGACTCGGGACCGGCCTGCACGCCCTTGCCTGCAACCGGGCCGCCCGGTGTAGGGCGTCCCTCGACCGTCAGCTTCATGAACTCCTGGTACGGCTCCGTAAAGGCACGGATGTACGACAGGTATCCGCCCGCAGCAGACTCGGCAGGTCCCTTGAACTCCGTCGACGTATTGGCGCGGTTCTGCTCCTTCATCAGCGTCTCGGGGTAGATTGCCGATGCCATCTGCTGACCCGTGGTCGTGTTGACGTGCTCCATGCCCAGCACCGCATAACGGTCCGGCTTGTTCTTCTTGACCGGTGCTTGCAGACCCATCTCCGTGATGAAGTGAGCACCCGGCACAACCTCGCCCTCGTACGTGAGCTTCGGCTTGGTCGCAACACGTGTCTCGTCGGTCGTCTTGGGCAGCGCGTAATCACGCATGGCATCCTGCTGGTAACCGCCACTCGGCAAGTTGGTGTATCCGTCATTCACACCGGGTCCGACATTGACACGCTCCACGGGGAACACGTTGGCCATGCGCTGGCTCGTGACCTGGCGAGACTGCTCGAAATCCGTCTCAATCTGTGCGCCCCACGGGTTTCCATTGCCCGCCTCGGGTTTGAAGAAGGCAGGCGCCTCCTCCTTGTGGTGAAACGTATTGACGCCCTGACCCGTGTACTTGTCGAGCATGCTCTCGGTGGCGCCCGAGTACATGGACTGCGTCATGTTGGCACCGAAAAACGGGACCATGTTATTGTGTCCCGTGGGATCCTGGACCAGCTCCACCTGTCCCATTTCGAACCCCTGCGGGTTCATGAACGTTTCCTTCGGATCAATTTGTCCATCCTCCTCATCAGTCGAAGTGACGGGACCCTTTTTATTGGCAAGAGCGTATCCGAGGGATGCAAGTCCCATGAGCAAGACGAATTCCATCTCTTTGAATTGTACGACAGCAAATTTACTGCGGTTTCTTCTCCGGGCGCGCGCTTTCATTCACAGGAAACGGATGAATGGCATGCGCCTGCGGTTTGAACAGCAGCCAATCAAACATCCGCATCTTGGGGCCCGACGCGACTTCCGTCGGTTTCGTGGAGGCTGCACGATCAAACACTTGTAATGTCGGGAGAGGTGTTGCGTCCATTGTTTTCTTGAGAAGAAACAATTGGTCATGGAGGTTCCGACAACGGTCCAAGACTTCTTGTTCCCCAAGGAGCTGTGGATGACAATCTACAACTTTCTAGGGCCCGCGCTCTCGACCGGGTATACAATGGGGTCTTATCTCATTGTGACCTATCTCGTGTTTGTATTTTGCCGTGAATGGTACAGATCCTACCAAGTGACGGGCAATGCAGCCATGTTTCCGTGGGGATTTGCTGTTCTCGCACTTATTTTGTTCATCTTTATCCTGTTTTGCGGATGGATGTTTGCACCTCCTGGAGGCGGATTCAAGATCTTCGGATACAATATCGTAGAATTGTCTGCATGTGATGGCAGCAAAGAAAAGGATGCTGGATTGTGCTATGAAAAGTGCGAAGCAGACTTCCACGGCGTCGGACCCGTTTGCTGGGCCAACACGTTCGGAATTGGAGCAGGTACACCTGTAGGATTGGAACCTTGCAAACCTGGTCTGACCAATATTGGTCTCATGTGTGTTGGATGGGACGGCTGTCTCCACAAGTGGCACACGATCTTTGGAGATGCGTGTATTGGTGGCCCCGTGTTCCAGGGCAGATTGGATAATGGCGGTGTGTGTCCAGGTCCCTCCGATTTCGGCGGAGACCTCGGCGCATTTGATGGAAATTATCAGCGGTTCAAAAGTTCGGCAGACAAACCGGATCCTACGCCGCAAGAATCTACCGATCCAGTTCGTTCGCAGTTGGGCAAGAAGACATCGTCGGATATGAATGCGGTCAAGGACAAGCATACGGAGCGTGTGGATGGAATGTGCTACAAGACGTGCCCGCCTGGCATGAACCACGTTCCCGGCATGCCGTATCTCTGCATGAAGGGCGACAAGTTGTCGTATGGTCGTGGCGCAGGAACACCTCCTCACCTTGCCAAGTTTTTGGATCGTGCTCAAGTGTGGTACTTCTTGTGACGAGTGCGGCGTCTCTTGGTCGACTTGCGGCGCGTCTTGCGTCCCTTTCCGTACTCTGTGCGTTCTGCCACCTTCTTTGCCATCGGTCCTCCCGGCTTGTACAAATAGTGCAACGCAGGTCCAGGCAGTTCCGCAGAAAGCACTCTTGAAGCCCTTTCCTCCCGCTCCTTCTTGTACCGGGCAAGGTAATCGCAAAACTTTTCCTTGGCGTTCGGTTGCGGTGACAGTTTCGGGCAATCTTCAAACGTATAATCCACCCGCCGATCTTCGCAATTTGCCGTATCCAGAATCTCTAGATTGGGACAGTGACTCGCCCGCAGAAACGTGAGACTGTTTGGAATCAGTGGAAGAGCCTTGATGAGCGTGGTGTTGCAGTCCAGACTATGTAACCTCCGAGGAAGCACAGGCAAGGATTGTAACGGGTTTTTGTTACAATCCAACGTCAACAAACTCGGAGGAAGTTCTGGAAGTGACGTTAACTTGTTTTCGCCACATCGCAATGCCCGAAGTCTTTTCGGAAGTCTAGGCAGAGATGTCAACTGATTGTCTTCGCAATAGAGTTCCTCCACAGTGTCCGGAAGTTCCGGGAGAGATGTTAGCCGGTTGTTACCACAATAAATCGCAGTGACATACGATGGGATCGGCGGAAGACTCCGCAATTCCATTCCCTCCACGCGGAGTCTGCCACCGAATACGTTGGACTGCTTGTACTCATCCTCGACAGACGCACTGCGATGTGCAAACCTGTCATCATCTTCCATTATTGCCTAACTGTATTTTTTTTATGACTGGTTCGGGGGGAAGGTTATCATTTTGCCAGCACTCATGAAATCAGAGAGGTTTACTTGCGAACCTTCCTGGTAGGTGCGCTCATATACAAGAGGTGATCCAGGCATCGTGTAGCGAACGGTCAACCATTTACCACGGCCAGGTTCAGGGTCCGAGTCTCGCATAAGTGCCATGTTGATATTGTTTGCTACGAAATTCTGATAGGCATCGACATACGATTGAACAATGGATGTAACATCATATCCGTAACGATTATTGATTGCGGCATCACTCGCTGCGTCACCTGCCCAACGAGCCATGACAATGTGAGGGCGGTTTGCACCAAAGGCCGAAGCACCAGCAGCACCGGGAGCTCCATTCTGCCCAGGAGTACCTGCAGGTCCTTGGTCGCCCTTCTGGCCAGGGGTGCCCGGGATACCTTGAGGACCCATGGGACCTGTCGCTCCATCGCGTCCAGCGGCAGCAGCAGTTCCAGGCATACCTTGGTCGCCCTTGTCACCCTTGTCACCCTTTACTCCAGCAGGACCCGGAACAGTCGATGCCTGACCCTGGATGCCTTGTGCGCCCGGGGAACCTGTAGGTCCAGTAGGGCCGGGTCTATCGCTTGAAGCGCCAGCGGGACCCGTGGCGCCCGGTGTGCCCGGTGTACCTGGCGTCCCTGCCGCACCCGTAGGACCCACCGATCCCATCAAACCATACGGCGCAGCAACGGATGCCGCCGATGTTTGACCCGGAAGGTTCTCCGACAGAGG